ATTGAAGGATCATTTACAGCCACATAACTACAGTTATATAAACAAGTGTCATCTACTTCCGCAGCAGCTCCAGCAGTCATCAATGCTCGCATACTAGGGAATACTTCTAAGTCCTTAGTAGCTTGCCGAGCTTCCTCAATATCTGCCTTTAAGGGACCCTCAAGAGCCGTAGGGTATCTAGAAATGAGGTAATTATAATACCTATCGACACATTCATCCCAAGTTTCTCGGCGTTGTAGCTCTTCATTCCAACGACAGTACTTAGAAGTCACAATAAATTGTTGAAAGTTATCCATAATTTGTTCTTTATACTCCAACTTTAGGTTCCCAGAGATGGATTTCACCAGTTACATCGTCATAATCTCCATCTCGTAGGATTCTGACGCACCTTGCCATAGCTAATGCTAGCTCCTCGCCCTCTAGATCGCAGGTTTTTTTGGGGATAAACTTCTCTTCCTCATACAAAGCCATGATCGCTTGCACAGGATCGTCTTCCCACTTCCTAAGAAAGCTCTTGGCTCTCTTAGGGCCTACTCTCCAAAGACCGGGTATATTATCAGTATTGTCTCCAGTCATCCACTGGATTAAGAAAGATTCCCAAGAATCTTCCTCAGAAATATAGATCGGATCATCATCTTTATCAGGATTATAGTGCCATCCCGGTACAGTTTTCAGATCCTTGTCAATCGTCACAGCGATTGCTCGACCAGAAGAAGCAGCCATGCCCATAATATCATCAGCCTCAAGACGAGGAATCTCTTCGGTCGTATAGACATCACGGATATAGTCCTTGATCTCTCCCAAATATTCCGGGCTAGACTGGACATCCCGAGTGGCTTTGTAGATAGGCCAGAAGTCTCGCCTATAGTTATCATTCCGGCTACAAGATAAGGCCATAGTAAATTCTACAGCCTCAACTGGTAGCCAGTTCTCCAGATGCTCTTCAACCATCTGAGGAATAAAGGCTGGGTCATCAGCCTCTGCCCTGAAGGCAGTTCTATAGGCAATAATATCTGCGTCAATCACTGCCATCGTCGGGCAGGAAGTCTTCTTCGTCTTCATCGTCATATTCCTTAAACAGAAGGTCAATTAATTCTGTGAGAAGCTCTTCTACTTCCTGTGTCGAATAGGGTTCTCCAACATCCTGAGTCTCCAAGTTTTGTGTGAGACTTGAGGCTTGGACTCCAGTCCAAATAGGAGCCATTACTCTAATCTTAATTTGAAGAGACTCAAGATCATCATCATTTAATATGTGATAAGCAAACCACTGAGACTTTTCTTCGTCCCCTTCCATAATACTATTCGCCATTTCCTCAGAGTGATGTTTCCTCCATTTTGCATCTGCCATAGGAAGCTCACGGTCTCCGGGATTTAAGAATATCATAGTAGCACCGTACTTGATACCAAGGCCTACCTCATTCTGATATCTACAATCATCTACAATAACACATCGTTCCCAGTAAGGGTTGCCTTTTCGTAGGTCTTCTTGCTCTACTGCAATAAGCCTAGTTAAATCTTTTTCAAAAGAGTCCACCCAATAATTAGGATCAACTTCTCTCTTAAGAGCTCCCACTTCTTGGCAGTACTCTCTATATTCAACAGGACTGTTTTCTTTTGAGTATCCTTTTTCTGTGGCTTCTTTCTTTAGCGGATCAGCAAAAGACATAAGCTTAGGAATAAGCCCTAGTTCAAATGCTTCCTTCGCTAACAGGTTTGCAAGAGTCGTCTTCCCAACCTGAGCCGGTCCAGAAATGATTATCAACTCCATCCTGAAGCTCCTTGTATAACGTATGCGGTAGTGTAGTAAGATTAACTTTATAACCGCAGAATCTAAGTAAATAAGAAACAGCCAATGCACAAGTCATTGGATTATATGTGCTTGAAATGCGTTTGCCTAGTAGTAACCAGAAAGTATTTTCCATAAAGGAAGATAATCTAAACTCAGGTCGGTCTAAGAAACTAGCTAACTGAAACACAGACACGGGAGCCATACCCAAGGGTACTTCTACAATGTCCGTATCAGTTAAGTTGTTACCTATGATCCACTGATATCTACTATAGTCTACTAGATACATTCCTCGCTTAGGGTTTATGACGTATATCCATTTACCTTCATCTCTTTCAAAGATTACACTGCAATGAGAAATCTTTTGCCGTGTAAGGAACTGATATACTTTTGTTTGAAGGTGATTAACAGACAAGCGTTTATAAAAAACACACGTAACTTTTGTTGGTAATAAATTAGGTATCTGTAAACTCATTGATAAAGTATAGTGAGATTAAGCATTGATGCAAGAGCATGCTCAATCTTAGCTCCTTCCGATTTTTCCCAGCCTGCTAAGAAATACACTACATCACAATAAGAAAGCTCAAGTAAGTCTCTCATCATAACTTGACGAAGACCTTTTCTGGTTAGAAGTTCTTCATCACTTAATCCACTTTCTTTATCTAACCTAACAGGGTTAATAATCTCATAATAAATTGTCTTTCGTTCAAGAAATTTTTCTGCCTCATTAAATTCTTTACGATTTAAATCGGGATAGCCTCTCATTGGGCCTGCAATATATACTTTCATTAGTGACACTCCGACCAATTCTTTCCAATACGGTATTCACCGTCCATTCTAACTTGGCAACCTAAGATCTTTCCAGATCTGTGGATTGCATCACACCCAATCTTACCTACAATATCAGCAATAATGGGATCACATTCTATTTGCCACTCATCGTGGACCGTAGCCATAAAGTTATACTGATCCTTGTAAGGACGCAAGTCTCTTTCTAATAGGATCTGTGCTAGTTTCATAATCATAGCACCATCTCCTTGGATCTGTACATTCAGGGCTTTGTGTCCAGAACGACAAGGTACTTCTCTGCCATCCAGCAAAGTGATTGTACCTTTCTTGGCAACCTGCCATTCGACATTAGCCAACAACTGCTTGAGAGCAGGCATCTCTTCCAAGTAACGATGCTTGATAATCTTACCTTGCTTAGCGTTAGAGCCAACAATCTTACCAATCTTCATATCCCCAGCCCCATAGATCAGGGCGTAGAAGAATGTCTTAGCAGCATCTCTTGTTGGAAGCTGGGCTTTGCGTTGATTGACGGTGTGAATATCATCATTTAATACAGAGTTTCCAAACTCACCATCGTCCCACCTAGCCATACGGGAAGCAAGTAACCTAGCCTCAAGACCAGAGGCATCAATGCCTACCTGTGTCCAATTCTTACGAGGGACAAACAATGAACGAGCACGCTTGTCCCCTGACACTTGTTGCATGTTAGGCTGAGAGGCCGTCATACGACCAGTCACAGTACCTTGGGTATTGACAGAGCCGTGGATGCGAGAGTCTCGGGAGGACGTAGACCTAAGGATCCAATCCTCCAGCTGACCCAGCAACTTGGTTGTGTAGAAATACTCACACAGTTGCTTAGCCTCGGGAAAGTCTAAGGACTTGAGGACAGACTCATCCACTTTAGGGTTGCCCTTCTCAGTCTTCGGGGCATTCCAATTGTACTTAGTCTTTAATCTTTCGGCAATCTGTTTACGAGAGCCGGGATTAAATACAGTAATCTTATCCTTAAGACGCTTACCAGTCTTCTCGGACCATCGTTCTTCAACGATAGGCGGGAAAGTTTGACCAAGGTTATCCTCAATCTGTACCTTTTCCATAAGAAGATCTCGTTCAAGTTCTTCAGCAGCGTCAAGATCAAAGCCAAAGCCATTGATGATCTGATCTGATACAATCTTAGCGATCTTATGCTCCAGCTTTATCGACTTGATATACTTACGAACATATTTTTGTTGAACCTTGAATATAGCTACAGTAATTTCTACGTCTTGTTCGCAGTAGACAATCATCTCATCTGTTAGTTCTGAGAAATCATGGAACTCAAGCTTATCAGAACCGAGGTGTTTGCCCCACGCCTCTAGGCTGTTGTTGCCTAGAGGGTGGTTCTGTCGGTCAGGGTACATAAGGCGGGATACAATCAGGGTATCATATGCCTTGGTTGTTAGGGGACCGACCAATCTTTCTATCATAGGGATATCGTACATGATTATGTTATGTCCGATGATTAGATCGGCTGAATTTAAATACTCTACGGCTTTATCAAACTCATTAGGAAGGAAGGATCTCTTCTCTCCAGTGTCCACATCTTGCGTGCAGATACAGAAGATAGTATCTCCTTCTTTCTCAGGCTTCCCCTTCTTGTTTATGATGACTTCGCTTAGGCCGTTAGCCTCGATGTCGAAAGCGAGTTTCATTTTATACTCCTAAAATGTACTGTCAGTTTTGATATTCTCTACAGCCGCAGTTATGTCTGCGTCTGAGACTAAGAACTTTCTTAGTTCCTTAATAGTTAAACGAGGGGTCTCATAATATTCTTCGAAGTGCATTATCTTTACTGGTATATCCCAGTACTGTACTGCATATCCCAAGAATCGTTCAAGTTCGTTTTGATGATGCTCGATATACTGCCAAAGATTTGACATGCGTAAGTAGTGCATCATGGTTTTTCTTGGAGAAGGATCAGATAAGATTTCATATTCTGCGTTAACAAGTTTAGCTAAGCTTTTTGCTTGAGCTATTCTGTCTCGCCTATGACATAGGATAATCTTTTCTACCTGCTCCAAAGGAACTAGGCAGAAGGCAGGAGCGAGTACTTTAACAGCCTCGCCCTGCCTACAGCCATCTTCTGACCACAGATACTCATATGTTAGATGATCTGGTAAGTTCCAAAACCCTTGGGGATTGTACTCCAGAAGAGCATCTCTATTTTCTACATCTTCTGTTAGGTGAGATACCCCAGACATATCAATAGAGTCTTCCATAGCAATAGGAATACCCAATAACTTTAGTGTTTGCATGGTCATAGAAGACCCACTTCGTGGTGTTCCAGTTACTACAAGCATCAAGATGGCTCCGTTATGACAGAACCTTCATCGTTTACGGCAAAGCTAAGCTCTTGCAAGCGGCCTGTGCCATGATCATACAGCAAGCAACTGGCTACACCAGCCTTGCCTGTTAATCTATTCTTCAGAACTCTAACAGTTGTAGTGTTAGCCACCACAGGATCAGGGTTCTGTCTGTCACGCTCCAGTGCAACCACAACATTGGGCACACTAGCGAGTGAGCCAGAGCCACGTAGATCTTGAAGGGTAATACGATCACCTTCTTCGTAAGACTTCTGGGTCTTCTTCAGTTGTGATACTACATCGATACGGACACCAGTACGAGAGACCAGTGCTCGTAGTTCCTTCATGATATTATCAATCAAGAGACGTTCAGAGTTACTGTTATCATAATCTGAATTACTGTTCAGTAAGCCAGCGGCAGCAGCAGTAATGTGATCGAGAACAATAACATCTACACCTAGAGATACCGCCATGAACTCCATGCGAGCACAGAGATTTTCTAGGGCAGCATTACCAAGGTGGTCATACACATATAGAGAGGATTTCTCTAGCTCTTTACGAGCTTCTGCATATTCGTCATCCGTAAGGTCATCAATAAAATCAATGTCAATAGGTTCCTTACCCAGCTTAACCCGAAGCTCATTCATTAGCTTCTTAGCTCTAATAGCTCTTACTGGTTTATTAAGGATGAGAGATACCATATCATCAACAGTCTCTTGCGGAGACTCTTCAAGCATGATAGCACCCACACTACGGCCTTCGCACAGGTGGTGGTGCATCAGTTCTCTCAGTATAGTAGACTTGCCACTGCCAGTGCCACTAGCCCAAAGAGTAATTTCACCACTACGCTGGCCGAGAAGGAACTCAGATAGGTTGTCAAATGGGAAGGGATATACTCTTGTTTGATCCATATGAGGATCGTTAACGACTTCTGAAACATGTACAATCTCGTCTGGGCTATAGTGTTGAGCTTCCCACAGTGCTGAGATAACAGCCTTACCTACGCCTTTCATCAGGCATTCATTAGGATCTTTGTAAGGAAGCCGAGCAACTTTACATTTACCGGGAGGAAGGATTTCGGCTACTGCTTTAATAGCATCTTGTCCAGCCTCATCTTGATCAAACATAAGAATGATTTCTTGATACGAACTAACGAACTCAAGATTATCTTTGATTGATCTAGCAGCACCAGCAGCTCCGTTAGGCAAGGAAACTACAGGCCACTTGTTATTCATTAGTTGGCTGACAGTCATGCAATCGATCTCACCTTCAGTGATGATCAACATCTTACCGCCTCTAGCCTTGAACAAGTGTTGACCCCATAGGGGTACATTATTAGTTTGTCCTCGCCATTGGAAGGACTTGTTAGGTCCTCGAAGTTTCTGAGCTATTTGAATATTATCTTTATAGAAACTGGCAATCTCAATTGTTTTATCTTGAGATACCAAAGTCTTATAATCATACTTACGTACTGTATCTTCGTTAATCCTACGATGCGAAATAGCCTGAAGGTTTCCGTCTAGAAACTTCAGGCCATTCGTTGTCGTAGGTGCTTCAGTTTGTTTAGGCTCTATGGCTTTTCCTCCACGTTCAATATACTTACAAGCAAAGCAATATTTACCACCGTCTTCGTAGACGGCGAGATTGTCACCACTGGTGTCATTACCAGAGGCAGCACACTTTGGACAGCGTGCTCTTGAAACTACCTTTGACATTTAAAATCCTCACTTGGTTTTACATTCACATTTTGTCCACGGCATCTTGCAATACAACCAACACATCAAGGGTCGGCCCATCCAAGCACCAGCAGAGAACATCATTACAGAATAAAAGATTGTACCTAAAGTGCTATTAATCCATTCCATCATAGCTTAATCTCCTTTAATTTAATTTCATCGTCATTTACGATTTTCCAAACAATTTTTCCTGTCCATGCTAGACTGATCGCACCAGTGCAGATAGCGACAGGCAGGAAGAACCAACCACCATAAAGGGACAGGGCCCAGTTGATTCCAATAAATATAATTCCACCTATAACCGGCCTCCAACCCATAGTCCCACGGGTGATGACTAATAGTATCATCCCACCAAGGATACAGATCCCACCCAGCCATCCCAACATGGGACTACAGGTAGAGGACGCAGTTATAGCAGGAGGTAGATCTGTTGAGGCTGACGGGACAGAGAAAAGTCCCGCAGTTTTGCAGCCCGCTAGTAATGTCAGTGTTGCTAAAGATAGTAGAATTTTAATCATTAAGGTCCTCGGCTTTCATCATTCGCGTATACCGTAGCATCTCGTCTTGTCGTTGAGTAATCATCTTGTGCAACGCAATTTCTGAGGGATATACGGTATACTCTTTTAATACTTCACCATCCTTGCGGCTAACGACATACGCTTGTCCGTTCATAGAATGACCGCAGGACGTTAAGTATTCTACCGTACCTTCGTAGGTTTGTCCATGCCTTTCCCACATAATTTTATCGCCCGGATCAATAAGCATATAATTTTTAACTTTACCCATTTAAATACCTCCTGTTAACAATACCAAACTCTAGTAATTTCTATTAGAATAAGTGCCCGTGTCCACCATAAAGTTTTGTCTCTCATTTTATTTCCTATAGAATGGGCTGGGTCGGATTTGAACCGACGACCAGACGATTATGAGTCGTGTGCTCTGACCGCTGAGCTACCAGCCCAGTTGGATACAGCCCGCAGCATCATATATGTGATCAAGTACTTCGTGTATCCAATAGCTCCGGTGGGACTCGAACCCACACTGGATGGATTTTAAGTCCACTGCCTCTGCCATTGGGCTACGGAGCCTAGCACTCCCGGCACGATTCGAACGTGCGACCTACGGTTTAGAAGACCGTTGCTCTATCCCCTGAGCTACGGGAGCATTAAATCTCATACTCTTCTGCGTAATCAACGCCCAATACAAAGTAACCCTCGGGCCTATCTGACCATTGCTTGGTAGCGTAGACTGCTTGGATTAGTTTGTCATCCATCCACATGAGGTTATTCATAGCATCGAATATTGCTTTCTGGTAGTTGTCGATATCACCTCTTGGCATGTCTAACTTAGTTGTTCTTGGCTTTGTAATATAACATTCAAGATCAACGTATAAAGGAGCATCGTAAGGAGAAAAGTCAGGACCCAATACCATTGGTATCAGGTCCCGACATTCCTCACGAAACTTCTTGTAGGGTCCCACGAAGTAACCGCCATGCCGCCCCACTCGGGGACGACTGGCGGCTACTGGGGAAATTGGGAAGACCCACTCAGGCATCAGACAGGGAACTCATCCGTGTCGGTGTCTTGCTGAGGGGCAGTGAAGCCTTCAGTGGCATCAAACCCTCCAGTGCTGTCACCACCAGTGGAATTCTTCTCAATAATCTGCACACCGTTGAGATACAGACTCATGCTGTTGTCTCGGGTGAGCAGGGCGGGAGCCAATCGAAGACGAACCTTGTCACCGCCAAAGGGCAGAGCATCGGTCTTGGCGGCAGAGGCATCTCGACAAGGGAAAGTCTTCTCACCCTTCTTAACCAGAGTCTTTGACTTGGCCTTCAGGATAGTATTACCTTCGTTGTCAGTTCGAATGCCGTTCATCTTAGAGGCACCGCTTTCCTTCATCAGTTTATCGAGCTTCTTCTGAAGCTTAGCATCTACAACAATAGAAATGTTGTGGTTTGCTGAGTCTGCACCAAACTTATCGTCGGGCTGGTGAAGGTGGGACCACTGGACAGTAACTGTGTCCGTGGTAAAAGCATCAATTCTCGTTGTCATCACTAGGATCACTCCTTTTTAATTCATCCATGGTATTATTAATACCGGCTACAATGCTCATTAGCATATTAGAAACTTGGTTCATGAAAGCATCTAGATCAGCTACTTTAATAAACCTTTCATCAGATTCTGCTGTTGTTTCTTCGACAGCAGTTTCGAGTTCTTCACTCATACATTAACTCCATATAGGGTTTCCCATCAATTACTACGCCAGCCCCGTTGACTGGCTTCTTCAAGAAGTTACGACCATAATACATTGCTTTGTGGTGTCTGTCAACTCCCGTTGGCACATTAAATCCATAAATTAATCTATCAGTAGGACCAGTCATGCAGTTAATCGCTCCGATAGAGTGGACGTGTCCTGCGACAACGCTTTGTCCTCGGGCCATAGCAATAGCCATAGCAGGGCGAGCACCTGAGGTTCCTGTACCGTGGGTATAGTAAACACCATCAATCTCAAACTCATGCTCCCAATCCCAGTTCGGAGTACCATAGACTGTTTGATAATCTTTAAGATAAACACTTGGGATTCCAGAACTAGAAGCAATACGATGAACTCTTTCATCGTGATTACCAATACATACCCTAGCCTTAGGGAATTTCTTTTTCCATTCTTTTAAACTCTGCATGACCGAAGAATATTCACTCATAGCAGCTTCGGATTCAGGGTGTTTTTGATGAAAGGAAATAGCTTGGTGATCAATAACATCACCAATAAAGACCGTAGTATTAGTACGATATTTTTTCTTCAGGTTAATACAAAAATCTAAATAGTCTTCTCTCTCTGCCGGTAGGTGTAAGTCACCTATAACAAGAACCCTAGCAGGCATCTTCGTCTTCCTTTAGGTTTTCAAGAAGAGTTTCTTCAGCATCATTCCAAAGACACTCATTCCAATCCTCATTATTCTTAATTACTTCTTCAATAGCTTGAAGGCCAGTATCAAACCAATTCTGTTGATCAGGCATTGTTTGTATCTCCGTAAGGTTCTTTTGGGACGTTTAAAACAAGATCCAAATTATTTTTTCTTGGTACTCTATTTACAATAAAAGTTTTGAATAGGTTATCCATAAAGATATGCATTAAGTCGTGACTTGGAAAAGTAATCTCTAGTTTCTTTTCCTTTCCCGGCTCAAGAGCAAGCTTAGTTACATAATTAACATTGTGTTCTAAGTCTCCTTCGTTGGAAACCATAAGCTGAGTTTTCATATATTAACCTCCTCATGAAAAGAAATATTCTGATTCCAATACTCGGTCAACATTGAAGTCTCCACGAGTTGGGATGTCGGGGAGGTTGACCCCCAAAGTATTTTGCACATCGGTTTTAAAGAACTCTAATTGATTATACCTGTGCATTGAAGCAAATTCTTCTCTAGTTATTTTATGTAATTGATCAATAAAATTAGCATGACATCCATAGGAATCATGGATCATGCAAAAGTCTTCAGTAATCTGTTCTCTTAACATCCTCTCTAGTACTAAGAACATGTGAGCAGCATCTAAGCTGTGAATATAGTTCGGAGCAATTGCTTGTCGTGCCGCTCTTCCATTAGGTCTATCTGTCTTTACAAAAAAGGTAAGCTCTCGGTTATTAAAAAGCTTGGCGATAGATCTTCTTGTCTGATTCTCAGTATAGTAATGTACTACTCTGAAACCAGAGGGGGTAGTCCACATTAAGTGTTTGTTATTTTTAGTAGCAATATCAGATATTTCTTTAAGCCAAGACTTACCTGCATTGCTAGAAGATAGCACCTGATTTAGACTGGCTTGAATAGCTCTTGCCAATTCTACTATAGCACCACCTCGTTTGTCTTTGTCTACCCAATCAAGATGTCCCTCTAGTCTGAGATACTTTTGAATGCCGTAGAACGTAAGGCCATAGGCTTCGCACATGGTAGGACGTTTGGTCACACCGCGATCAATACCATCTGACCAGTGATTAATAAAGTTCTTGTTCCACTCGTTCTCATTACGATGAGTCTTGCAGTATTGAGTTGTTCCGTCAGCTACAAACTGATAGAGATCTTCAGGTTTATCTGAAGGGTCTACACCAGTCAGCTTGGCTATAGTTTCGTCTCGCATGATAGAAGACCAGTGCTGGTTACCATTGCATTTGCCATCGATCTGAATTGGTATGTCAGAACACCCATCCATCTTAGCGTAGTCAAAGATAGCAGCAATGCGTTGGAAGGATTTGTTTTTCTTCTTCTTATCATCAATCCACTCTTTGTTCTCATAGGGATCTTCAGCAATGCGTATAAGCATATCATGATGTTCATCTACCCACTGAGCACGTTCGACAAAAGTTTTCTTGTCTTGGTCAAAGAGATTAGCGATATGTACCTTACGCCAAAAGATTCCTGTCGTTGTTAATTTGATTCTCTTAGCGAACTTGATTAGACCTTTATCAAAGTCTGAGGATTGGGGAGACAATAACTCGCAGGTTGTATATGCTCGTCCTCTAAAGTCAAGAGTCCATACATGATAAAAATAATCCCACGGTATCATAGTCTCAGCTAGCGATAGTCGCACAAGCATGCGACCTCTGGCCTGCTCAGACTTGTACCAGTCACCCCAAGATTCTTCCCGGTATTGCATCCACTTGGCTTGTTCTTCTTTAGTCCCATCCTTGGGGTATGGCTCACTGTACAGGAACTCATCAAAAGAATAGGGCGGAAGGTTTGCCAGTCTTGTGTTGTTCTCAAACAAGGTCTTCATTATCTCATAGACTTCTGCGTTAACGGACCACTCAGTATTCATGAGTCCGTTAAGACCTCGGAGTACTAACTCAGATGGCTCGGAGAACTTCTGTTGCTTAGGTAAATCACCAAAGAAGTTATCATTATATCTTTGAACTACAGGCTTTCTTAGGTTGGTTGTAATATAACCACCGCTTGTAGATAAGGTGTGATCTATAGGTGGTATTAGCATAGGCCTATAGACCAAGGTAGAATTCTGTAAGATATCGTGACGCCTATGAAGTTCTTTCAGTATCTCAGGATGGAACTCAACAAAACTGTAGGTACGGAAACGTCCGCTACGTGTTTTGGTTTTCTCTTTCCTGAGAGTTAAGATGTTAGAACTACAGGCTATCTCTAGCATGTGATGTCCAAAGGAATGCTTGGCTGCTGTGCTTAGCTTGACATTGCACTCCATTCTCTTAGCAAAGGCAGTGCATCTTTTGATAGTCCAGTTCTTGATAAACTTAGACTGTTTCTTCCAGTCCTCATAGTGTGCTTCTTTGGCTCGTTGGAATGCTATGATATCACATGAGTCATTTGCTATCTGACAGGCAATCTTTTGGGCTATTGGAGGAGTGTGTATGTGTTCATTATAACTACCGTTCCAATAACTAGGAGAGAACCAGTGACGAATGACAGCACGTATGGTAATATCAGCCATCTTGCGAGAACCTAGTTCTAACAGGGGATATACCCAGTTAGGAACCTTGGGTGAGTCGCATATACGATCAATCCACTCTTGATACTTCTCTTCTAGTTCCACGATAGAAGAATCAATGAGACATTGCTCAGGTATACCTTCGTCAGGAGCACGACCATAGTCTTTCCAGTATTTCTGGCGACCATACTCTAGCATTTCCTGTTCAAGTCTGATCTGAGCATTACGTCTAGTTAACTGAACGTCTTCAGGTTCTTCATTCCAGATCAAGATCAGCTACCTTTTTATTATACTCTTCTTCTGTAATCTTACCAAAGGCAAGTAGATACCTTAAGGCGTATATATCTTCAGAGACAATTCTTTCAGTTCCTTCAAGGACCTGATCGTTAGCAGAATATGTTTCTGGTACGGCTCTCTTTACAACCCCTCGCTTTTCTGCTTGGGCTTTGCGTCTGTGCTTGTCCCTTAGTTTTTTCCAGTGCTTGTGTGCGTTAAAACTACCACCAAAATGTTGATCATGTTCCATGTATTTCTCCGGAGAAAGGAATACCCCCCGCTCCCCCGAAGGGGAGACGGGAGGCGAGGGGATCAGAACTGAGTCATTGCGTATTGCATGACCTTCTTGGTATCTACTGAGCCTTTGCCCGTGAGATTAGAGTAAGCCTTGGAGCCAACTGTAGCCCTGCGTCCACGCTTAGGCTCACGGTGTTGAATCCAATTGGTTACTGCATTGACAGCAAGCCATGGTGATGCCTTGATGTCTCGGCATTCTTCCTCGAACGTATTGTCCCAAGTACCTACAGTCTGAACGGCATCGACGTAACGATACTCTTCGTCTTCTGTTGTAGGATTCATGGTGACAGGTCCACGCATCATCTGATAGATATCAAGGAAGAACTTACGTTGTTGATCATATGTAATGTTCTTCTCTGCAAGTTCCTTGACTTGATTCTGATACAGCATACCAGTGTTACGGAACTGAGCAATAACGCTGCGTGCTTGTTCAATCTTCTCATCCAAGTCACCGTGGTGCTTGATTGTGATCTGATTCTTTTCACCTTGGTTCAGTACCATGTCCATCGTGTTCTTGCAAACGACACGAATAGATGTAGGTTTGATAACAAGACTTTGTTTACCGTCGTGACCCCAGATTAGGGCCATGTATTTAGTGACAGTATCATTATGTGTTGCATCGAAGGAGTCTCCATGAAGCAACAGGTAGCACTTGGATCCGCTTTGGATTGAGCCAGCCGATTCTACGGTAGCAACAGAGCCAAAGAACGAGGCCAAATCAAATACTTCGTGATTCTGCATCACCTTGTACTTGGGAGAGACAATACCTAGTACTTCATTCGTGTCTTTTCGAATGATACCGTTGTATTGCTCAGTGTAGCAACCACCAGCATTAATGCTTGGGGTCTTCTCAACTTCCCAGCTTAAGCCGGACTTATCGTAGGCATCCATGATGCTCATGGAATCTTCAATGACAGTGCCTAGGCCATGCCATGCACGCTGTCGATAATACACAGCGCTATCGTTTTGGGTCATCTCGTGAGACATTGTCTTCTCCTAATGATTCCCAGTCTTTGTTCTCCCAGTCTGCTAAGACATCCTTAGCACGTTTCCGGGGTGCATAGTCTTTCTTCCTCTTAGGACGAGGGTCTTTCTTTTCTTTTCTGTGGGTTCTGCCCATAGGTATACATTACACCTGCCAAAGCAGTTTGTCAAGAGTCAATA